CATGATAGAAGTATTGACCTAACATTTTTTTACCTATTGAATATTCTCAGAACCACCCATAGTTAAGGTAGTTCCATTCTTTGTTGCCATCCTATACATCTTCTCATGCATAGTAACTACTTCCTCAGCACCTTTCTCATGGGCAGGTGTTGATTGATGACGTGATTGATATGTAATTGGTTCTGATGAATCTTCTCCTAATTCAGGAAGCCAATATTCATCAAACCAAGGATCATGGGGAGTCACTTCAGATGTTGGATAAGTCATATACTATTTAGAATGTACCAAATGGGTTAGATTCCGTGAAATCAACCAACCCTCCATCAGCTGAGGTTTCTATAATTAAATTATCTGCGAATGTATCGTCTGGGAAATCGTCTATTCCAATCTTGAATATTGTATAACTTGCAGTCTGACCCATACCTGGATATTCATTAGTGGTTGCAGATCCTACAATAACTTCATTCAATGCAAAGTTACCAGCCATCTGGCCAACCTTAAGAATATTTGTATCAGAATCCCAATCTTTAACACGTGCAGTAGTAAGAGAACTTTGTCCTTTAATAACTTCATTCAAGAAGAAGTTACCTGTTCCCATACCTGCAGAACCAGGATTCGCAATAGTAATAACTGGTGCAGATGCATATCCAAATCCTGCATTAGTTAATCTAACATCCATTACAGTTCCACCAGCACTAACAACCGCAACAGCTGTTGCATTTGCAGTAGAAAGTCCAGATGGTGAAGTACTAATTGCGACAGTAGGAGTATGTGCATACTTACTACCACCTTCTTGAGTACCATCTAATAATATTCTAACAACATTAGTACCTATACCTGCAATAGCTGATGCACCAGAACCACCAGCACCACTGAAAGTGATTGTTGGTGCCTGAGTATAACCCCACCCTGGATTGGTTATTACAACTTGATCAATAGAGTAAGTTGTAGATCCTGCACCAGTTGCAGTAGTTATAGCTACAGCGGTTGCATTTGCAAGTGCAATACCTCTAGGTGATGTAGAAATTGCAACAGCAGGTGGACTACTATATCCATATCCATCATTAAGTAATGTAATTGTATTAACACCGTAATTGGTAGTTATACCAGTATTAAATCTAGCAGTTGCACCATATCCTGCGAGAGTTAATGGTAAGATATATCCCTCATCTTCAAGATTATCATCAATCATTTCGATTGAAGTATCAATCATCTCATCAGAAGGTTCAAAGAGTTCACACTTGAGTTCATACATATAATTCTTACCAAGTTGGTAGAATGGACTCTCATGTTCTACAAACTTAATCTCAAAAAGACTATCTGATAATGAAAAATATATTAAATCTCCTTCCTTTGGTCTTGATGTTAATTTAGTCTCAGATGCACCATCTGCATAAAAAGTAGATATGAAATCACCATATCTTTCTTGAGAAATAACAAGAGTTAATTCGTCAGTGGTTCTTACACCAAACTTTGTCATCAAATCTCCAGAACCTGCAAACCCTTCGTAATTCTGAACATATGCTTCTATGGAAAAACTATCGTCAAATTTTGCAACGATACTTTCTTTCATTAAGGTATCAGTACCTATGAATTTTCTAGGCATATAATAAATTTCTACACCATACATCCTCAACTGTTCGTTGATAAGATCTTGGACTAATCTCTGTTCTGAAGCAGAACCTTGTAGAAAGAAGGGATTTAAAGCCATTAGCCGATTAGATCCAGAGGTGGAAGTTCATAATCAGTTGACATCTTCTGTCTTAGTTCTGCCAACTCCTGTTGTGAATCCTCATATATTTGACGACCATTCAATTCAATTCCACCAGGAAGTTTAACTCCTTGGAACTTAGTAAGATTCTGGCCCCACTGTCTCTTAAGTAATGCAGTAATATATCTCTTCAAGAAACTATCATTATAAACACCAACATTATCAGCAGGATCCAATACTCTATAACAATCAATAACTAAGTATTGATCTTCAGTAGCATCCTTCCAATTCATATCAATATAAAGTTTATTTCCTCTCTTATTATACCTAACCTTCTTATCTGGACTAATCAAGAACTGAATAGTTTCAAGATACTCCTTAACCATTGAATAATTAAGTAACTCAATGGAACTAAAATTATAAACATCATTCAAGAATATCTGATAAGATATACTGAACATATTCTGGGAAATAGTATTATCATCAAATCTAAAGATGCCATTAATACCTATGATATGATCTGGTATCTCAATATAATTTCTCTGTTCTGTAAATTCTGTTTTTGTACTTATAAAGTGTGTTGTACCTGCACCTACTGCAACAAATGTTACTCCTATTCCAAGACCTGCATTATCTAACGTTGATGCAACTCTTATTTGATTCCTATTGTCTGCAATCGCATAAAGATTAACACTATCAGTACCAATTCCAAGTGCAGTAGTAACACCAACACCTTCCAAGGTGGTAGATTGAATAGCGATTGTTGTATTGCCCGGGCCAAAACTATAAGAGATAGGAGAACCAGTCACTAAACCATGATTAGGGATTGTTATATTATTACCACTAAGATTTACTATAGATGTAGAATTGCCATTAAACGTATCCGATCTAATACCAGTACTAGCTACAGTCTCTTTTCTAGCTGCATCAATCTCAGCCTTAGAAATCTTATGCTTAAGATACATCTTCTCAACACCGTCAAAATGACGTTCATGGAAAAATTGAACAGCATCATCAACAGCATCGTCGATTTGATCCTCATCGACATTGATTTCCAATACAGGCTCACCTAGTTGTCTTAGGCAATAATCAATTAATTCTTGTCTTGAACTAGGTTTGGCCATGAATATACACTAGTTTTTATTTATTTATCGGTTTAGGCTTAGTAGTTTTAACAACCGTTTTATTTACCGATTGTTGATTAAGAACCTTTTTAGCCTCATTATAATCCAATTGTAATTGGTCTAGTACTTCTTGAAGTGTCCTCAATTTAGCTTCAAGTATTAAGTTTTCTTTTTGTTGTGCGTGAACTTTTGCGAGAGTTAGTTCGAGTAGAATGTTGAAATTAATTTCTTCGTTAGAATGTGCCACAGTCAATTGTTGATGTCCAAGTCGGAACTCCAGCGGAGGTAGTAGTTAAAATCTTAAATGATGTTGTAACAGAGTTACTAGGATTTATGGTAGAAGTTACCTGTCCATTTGCATCAAAGAATGCAACTCCATTGGTTTGAGTACCAGCGGAGAAGATCATAGATGCAACTGTTGATACACCAGTTACAAGTAGTGTATCAGATTCAGTAGTACCAGTTACGTTAATACCGTAAGCTGTACTTTCTAACATCTTAGAAGTCCCATGATAGACTTCAGTTACGCCACTATATCCAACACGTAAAGAACCAGTACCAGTATCAGCAATGTAACTATGACCTGATGCATGATATATTTCAATACCATCAGAACCTGTACCAAATATAGCTTTAGCACCATCATTAAAGATTAAATCATCTGCTGATTTATCCCAAAGAACATTAGCAGATGCACCAGTAAAGGTTACATCACCATCATGAGTTGCACCATCGTCAACATGAACACCTGTTACGTTAGTTCCTGTTGCCGTAGTTTGGAATTTATCTGAATGATTATGGAACAGTTGTACAGCTCCACCATCAGTAAAGATTGCATAATTCTTAGTACCTCCAGCATTCTGGAAGTTCATTAAATTACTGGATCTAATGTTTAGATTACCAGTACCAGTATCAGCAATGTAACTATGACCTGATCCTGACGAATCGTGATATATTGCTAGGTCGTCACCAGTACCAAATGTAGCCTTAGCTCCATCTTCCCAACGCATTGTATCTGCGGAGTGATCCCATAAGACATCATAATTCGCACCAACGAATCGCATGTCATTACCAATTGATCCACCACCACCTAATGATAGATTATCAATATATGCAGTTCCATCAATATAAAGGTCTTTCCATTCATTTGTAGAACTACCTAAGTCATGAGTATCATCTGCAACAGGCAACCAATGTTGGTTTACTGTAAATGCAGTTTTAGAATGTAAGTAAAGAATTTCTTTATCGCCACCAGCACCACCATGAACAAAATATCCACAACCATTTGCAGTAGTATTACTTGCAGTAGAGGTTGATCCAACACCTACCTTATTGTCCTGTACATCTAGCCGTATGGTGTTCAGAACCGTCTCAGTACCGTCTACAGTAAGATTACCTATAATGTGACAGTTGTTTGCAACTGTCAAGCCACCACCCACTCTAACGTCCGTGGCAAGACCTACAGTGATCTTATTATCAGTTAGGGTAGTCTTGGTCTCATTTGTTGTTGCAGCAATTGTCAGTACGTCTGGTAAGAGTTGTACTGCATCAGTAGCAGCATAACCTGCACTAATAACTAATGTACCTGGAACATCTTCAAATGCAAGGTTTCCATTAGCATCAGAAATTAAAATCTGATCGTTTGCACCACGAGCTACAGGGAACTTAACATTTGTTCCTCCACTACCAAGATGGAATGAAGTAGTAAATGTTGCACCAGTACCAACAGTATGTGTTGGAGCATTATGAGTACTGGTTAACACCATATTGGTGTCAGTTACATTAAATCCAGT